TTATTTACCCATATATGCTCGTAAAGACTTATGCACCAATTCACTAAGAGTGATATCATTCTCTAATGCATAACGCTTTATTTCCTTGTGAAAGCTCTTATCAACCTTAACCACTAAATTAGCATCTTTATTATCTTCTAATTGTTTAAGTGCTTTCTCTTTATTTATTGATGGACGACCGGTTTTCAGTGAACTCATAATATCTCTTTAATCTCATTTACTATATTTGTAATCTCATGTATCGCATCATTGTTAGTAGTGTCAAAAACAGATTGCCCTTCTGCTGCTGACTTAGCATATGCAATTCTTTGGGATGTATAGCTTTTCATTATCGGCATAGAATATCCTTTTAAAGCTTCGGTTACTTCACTGCTTAAAGAAGTTGTAGATATTCTTCTACTAATACAGAAATAAGCTTTTGGATTTCCATCAGTAATTTGTTGTCTATGTTTTATCACGTCTACCAGCTCTTCAGATGCCCATATATCGTATGGTGATGGTTGGACAGGTATAATGATTAAATCAGAACATTTTATAGCAGAAACCGCCATATTGGTTAATTGAGGTGCGCCGTCAATGATAACCCAATCAAAATCATTAGCTATTTTCTTTACGTCTCTTTCAAGAGTTGGTCTGTCCATTCCTATAACAGCTATTTCACTATTACCTACTGCATGCCAATCTCTAGCAGAGCCTTGAGGGTCTGAATCGACAAGCAATACTTTTGAGCCATTTAAGTGAAGTTTACTTGCTATATTCGTTGCAAGTGTAGTTTTACCCACACCGCCTTTTTGATTTAGTATGGAAACTATTTTCATATATATCTTTATAACTTTAGTTAAAGATATATATATCATATTACTTTAATATGTAAAGTTATTTTTATATAACTAAATAAAGATATATGTTTTAAATATAATATTTATGTCGTGTAATATTAATATAAAGAAATAATTATTGACTATAATGATTTACAACAGCTTTTCCTAAAAACTCTGGAATTAAAGGAACAACACTATTACCTAAAGCCATAAGGCGCTGCATGCGGCTTCCTCCTTCTGTCCAACTAATAGGATAACCCATAAGCCATTCTACCCAATCGGGATTTAATCGCTCATCTTTTAATCTTGGTACTTCTAAAGGCTCTTTTCCCCATTGCTTAATTCCTCTGCTGCAATAGTACATGCCAATCTGCTCTTGTGAGCATATTTGGCTAATTTCTTTAAATCTCCTGTATCCTTGTAATCCCTGCTGGTCGGCGTTGGGAAGAATCTTACATATCTGGCTAGCCCCAGACTGCCTGATATCCCATTCCTGTTGTGTTTGCGGATACTTCCTGTTTTCGTTACCAAGTAAACATCGTCTTTGCTTATTATATTCCCTATGCTCGCATCGCTTGCAGTCGGGGTCGGGAGCATTCTTATAACTGTCTCCAAGTGAGGACTCTGTCTTCTCCTTTCCGATGGACAATCTGACTTTGCAGAGGCAAGCGGAGTGGGCAATAATCCAAATCCTATCCCGTCTGTGAGGTGCACCAAAGGCGGAAGCCGGTATGCAATGCCACTCTGCATTATACCCGATCTCCCATAAATCTTGCAGGACGCTGATAAGTCCTGTACTTCGAAGGTTTGCCACGTTTTCGATAATTGCATATTTGGGCCTGATTTCATTTATTAACCTCGCAAATTCTTTCCATAGTCCTGAGCGTTTAGCGTTAATGCCGCCTCCTTTACCTGCTACCGATATATCTTGACAAGGAAAGCCCCCAGCAATTATGTCTATTCTTGGGAGCGTTTTTAAGTCTTTCTTATCTATGGTAGTAATATCAGAAAATATCGGTACGGATGGCCAGTGTTTTTTTAATATTTTCCGGCAGAATGGGTTAATCTCACAAAAGGCAACTATCTGCATGCTTGCAGCTTCCAAGCCTATTGAAAAACCGCCTATGCCTGAGAAAACATCTAGAACATTTAACACTTTAGCTTACTACTTTATGCTTATTCCTTAGCTAAAGTAATTATACCATAGGCTTTGGCTATCCTAATTTTCTCATGACTTTTTACAGATATCGTGATGATATACTTCTGGTTCTCTGGGACGTAACTTCTCTTTTTCCCTGCGAGCTTTTACTAGCTCCCTGTACCGAGCAAATGCTGCACGTTGATCTTGCTTCATTTCCAGCTCGATATCTTTATTCTTTACATCAACATCACTTGCTTTAGGCTTTTTATAAAGTGATATTATTCCATCACTGGCATTAATCGAGTAAAGCCTTTTCTTTTTATCTTCTTGGCCTTCCAGGTTTTTAGTATCCTGATCCTTATTATCTTCGCTCATCCTCTTTATAAAATATACCGGTTATCTTGTTGCTTATCTTGCTTGTTACCCATTTTAGAAGACAGTAAATATAATCCAAATGCCTACCTAAAATCGCTATAAAGGCAATTACTCGGAGCTCCATGGTAGTTAATTGCAGGAACATATCATTTAACTCTTCCCATGAAAACAAAAGCAGCAGAATTATCCCACTTGCTAAAGTGTAAATTATATAATCTATTGTTTTAAACATGTTCTACTCTAATTTGCCTTTGTATTACTTTCGTTGATTAATCTTAAGTTCTCTCTTGCCTCTTTCATCTTAGCGGCAAACTCCAATGCTTCTGCTCTACTCCTTTGCTGGTATACTGCTTGATCATCCTTAGAGCCGTTGTTTTCTATATTCAGTTTAGCTAAGGCTAGACTAGTGAGTTGTTGAGCTTTAGAAACACCTATCTCTCTTTCTTCTAAGGCAGTTAAGGTACTATCTATTATTTCTAAAGCAGATTTATTACCAAATGATACTTGCAACTCATTATTATCATCATTATTTTCCACGCCAAAGCCAGTATTGCGTAAATAAAACTGAATTGCATTTAAATTGACGGCGTTTAACTCATCATTTTTTATAAACCTCATAAGCCTTGAAAGAACATACTCCTTGCCCTTAAAGCGACCCCTCCTCCAGGACGTCATTAAAAGACTATCCTCTTTAAGCTTTCTTTGAAAAGTCCTGTAAGGTATTTTTAGGAAATAAGCAATCTCTCTTTGTGTATGACCATGCGCCGCTAATGATTCAACCTGCGCAGACTCCTCCGGCGTAATATCTCTTTTTGGTTTACTCATTCAATAATACAGCTTTTTTATTAGTTTCCTTTTCCCATCTCTTTATTATAACATCAACATAAGCTGGGGATAATTCCATCATATAACAGTTACGCTTACTCCTTTCGCAGACAATTAACGTAGTACCGCTACCGCCAAACGGATCGTAGATACTTTCACCTTGCGCAGAGTTATTAAGTATAGGCCGAAGCATACACTCAATAGGTTTTTGTGTGCCATGACCCGTTGGTTCTTCACCATCACCTTTGCTACCGTTATATCCTTCTATATCCCATACTGTTGTTTGATCGCGCCTGCCCTGCCAATTATGCCTGACTTTCTGGCCTTTTCTTACCGCATACCATAAAGGTTCATGCTGGTTATGATAATCACCACGGCTAAGAACCGGTCTAGTTTTACTCCAAACAATCAGGTTAACTAAATCAAAGCCACATTTTTCTATATTTTCGGCAAATTTATGAGTATACTTTGAACTATGCCAGATATAAGCTATATCACCGGTAAATAACGCATAAGCATCAGACCAGTCATATCTATCATCGTTTAGTACCTTGCCTGTGTTTCTACCTCCTTTGCCTACTTCATTACGCCACTCAGGCTCATAATTCACTCCATACGGCGGATCAGTTACCATCAAAATCGGCTTTGCCCCATCCATTAGTTCTTTAACATGCTGCGGGTTAGTACTATCACCGCACATTAAACGATGAGACCCAAGCATATAAATATCACCAAGCTTAGCAGTAGCTTCTTCTGGGACTTCTATTTCCTCTTCTTCCCCTATTTCTTCTAATATGGTTTTATCAAATATAGGCGCGAGCATTTCCTGATCCATGCCAAAAGATAATAGTTCGTCCATATCAAATCGCTCGGTTAGAATATCAAAGTCATACTCACCGAACGCTAGATTGTCTCTAATGTTTAGCCTATCTATTTCTGCAGGTAGTAGTTTTCTACTCGGCTTTAACACTTCAATTTCAGTCTCATCATCATAACCTGCCATGTATAAAGCTTTTTTGCGTTGATGACCGCCGATAATAGTGTAATCGTTATCTACTATTATTCTCTGATGATACCCGTCCTCTTTTATATGAGACGCTAGTTTATCCAGCATTTCCTTGGTTATCTTTCTTGGATTATTAGGATATTCTTTTAAGCAGGCCAGTTTAATACTAGTAGCCTGCCATGTGATAGTTTCATGATTACTCAGATAGCTCATATTCTAACTCCTCTAGCAACTTGTTTATAACCTGTTTTGGATTTTTTAGCGGAATGTCTCTGCTATCGGCAATAATTTGTTTCTTTATCATATTTACTATAGTCTCCAGAATCTTAAGCTTTTCGCTGCTCTCATCTTCTAACAATCTAAATAATATTTCTAAATATTGGCCGTTATCACGCCGGACGTTAATGACCCATAAAAGCTCATCCTTAAACTCATTGCTAATATTCCCTTTTAAATAACGCTCTATAACAATCTCTTCACATTTTATTTTCATTTACTGCTCTATTTAATTTTATATGGTATTTCTCATAATGCTTAGCAAACTGCTTATCCTTATTCCTTTCTAATTGGACTAGGTGTTTTGAGTGATTAATCAGCACTTCCAAATCATCCACGGACTCTGATAGCTGAGTTAAATTACTGGTTATCAACTTTTTCTGCTTATCTATTTGCGATATTACGGATAAGTAATTTTCATTCCTCCCTAAATTGCTGTTTAATAACCAATGACGTATTTCAGTAAACTCATAACACGTATTATAATTCTCTATCGCATTGTAAACACTGCTAATGCATCGCTGTATTTCTTGGCTCATAGATTTTCTTACCTTTATCTCTGTTATGCTACTCGTGCAAATTCTCCATGTAATTTCTTTGCTGCCTTGCAGTAGACTTTGTAGGCCTCTTGGGGGGTGTTAAATGTTCCTAGGTGGTAATGTTTCCCTAGTTTGTTAATTTGTGCTACATACTTATTTCGTTTTTTAAGAAAAGTAATACCTTTGTATCCACAAGTATTTGCTTTCGACTTCTTTGCAGACCCACTAACTTGAGACATAGTAGCTGCTCTTAAATTCTCTATTCGAGTGTTTCTATAATCACCATCAACAAAAGATACCCTTTCTGGTACATATCCATGGAACATTAAAAATATCACATGTCCAAAAGTGTAATGTTGCCCTTCTATAAAAACAATTTTATATCCCTTAGTAGTACCAGCTTTATCACCTTTTTTAGCTCTTAGCCTATCAACTTTCCAATAAAGTTCTCCATCCCGATACTCCAACAACCTTTTGACCTTTGCTTGTGTGAGTAGGGATTTAACTTTTTTGACTTCTTCCTCTACGTTTTGGAGTTTTAATAGTTTTGGTTTTTTAATAGTTTCGGTTCGCTCTGCCGATAGGACTAGTTGAGCGGGTACTTGCTCCTTATCAAGCTTCTCTTGAATGATTTGAATAGTGCGCTCTAACTTGTAGAGGTCATATTCTAAATTAATAATTCTAGTAAAAGTGCCATCCTCTATCACTCTTGGCCACTTACTAACACTTGCTTCTACGTCTTTAAGCCTTCTCTCTGTTACAAAGCTTAAGCCATCTGGATGAATACTAAAAAAGTCAGCTGCTTTTTTTACGTTTCTTAAAAATGCGAACATATAATTTCTCCTTGTTATTTGTATTTAAAACGGCACTTCATCAGAAGTAAGTTCACTACTTTGTTGCTGACTACCAGCTACGCCGTAATTTATTGGAAACTTACCGCTTCTCTCATCCATAAATTCGCTATATCTGGCATGATCAGGCGTAATTATGGTCTTGATCTCGTTACGAGGTTGATCGCCTGATGTCTTGATGGTAATTTCAGCTACTACCTGTAAATTATCAAGATCAGCAAAGCTCTTAATCTGTCTCTGCTTTTCCGCCTCTAGTGATTTATCCTTGGAATGCAAACCGCGAGCAGAGTTAAGAATGGCTTTAATCATGCTCCTACCGATTTCGCCGTATTTCTCGGAATTATCGCTATGAAGACCGATATTGCTCCAGATTTTCCTATTCTCATATTCTCCCCCTAAGATTACAAACTCACAGGCAAGATATACGCAAGTAGCCGATTTACTCTTAGTAGCATAGCCGTCCGGCCACTCTTTTGTAACGTGGTTGCCTTTTTTAAGTAATAACCTGACCTTTACTATGGTTTTATGCGGTATTAACTCATAAGACATTTGGTCTTCAGCATCATTAAAGTTATTCCATTTACTCATTGTTTTGCTCTACTAGTTCTTTTAATTTTGATAAGTTGTTATCGATTTGTTTATCTAAGTACTTTGAAAACCAAAAACGAAGATCATTGTCTTTTTTTCGGTTAAATAAATACACGGCTTCAGTATCTACTCCTACATATTCATCAGTCCATAAAAGCTTATAGTCCTCCATATCCCGCCTAATCTCTTCTCTTAAATTATGAATTGACGTATATTTCCTAGCTTCTAGTTCGCTCATTTACTCCTCCCTAAATTTTGTTATGTTTCCCTGATATTTTAAAATAAATGATCCACAGCGGCCGTCTCTGTTTTTTGCTACTATAACCGTAATTATTTTCTCATAATCTTTTAGCATCAGCGGGTAATCATCCTGCCTGTGCAAGAATATTACTAGGTTTGAATCCTGCTCTATTGAACCTGAATCCCTTAAGTCAGAAAGAATTGGTTGTTTGTTTTCTCTCTTTTGATATTCTCTTGATAACTGCGAAAGTATAATCACCGTAATACCAAGCTCACTAGCCATATTCTTTAGTGTTTTTGTAATGAGTTCTATTTCAGAAACTCTGTTTAAACCCGTAAAACCTGATAAATGTATTAATTGAACATAATCAATGATGATCACCTTCATGTTTTCCTTGATACTTTCCTTACGGCAGTGAAGATAGAAACTCCCTAAATCCTTAATTCGATCAGTAAAAATCTGAATATTATCTTTAGCTTCTTTAAAATATTTCTTAACTGCATTGTAACGTTCTTCTGCATGCAACCTATCTTTCCTGCTAATTTCAGTAATATTTGAAATTATCCTTTGATAAACTTCCTCCTTATCCATCTCAAAAGACCAAAGACCAAAGACCAACTTTATAACCTTGGTTAGTAATATTTAAAGCAAGGTTAACCGCAAAAGCACTTTTACCTACTCCGGTACCTGCTCCGACAGTAATTAATTGACCTGGTCTAAATCCCTCTATAATCTGATCAAGGTCTTTAAAACCGCTACTGATTACAGCTTGTTCTGTGGTATTTAAAACCTCCATTACTTCTGTTTCGTAATCATATTCGTTGCTTGGTGTCATTCCATCAAGAAGAGCATTACACTTGTTACCGATATCAGTTACTATTTCCGTTAAATCCTTACTATCTGCCGTATTAAGAATTTTTGGTTTGGCATTTTCATAAAGAAAAAATGCCTCTCTTCTAAAATACTGTTTCTGTATCTGGCCAAAAACACCCTCAGCGTAAACATCTGTACCAAGGAATGGGACGCTAAGTACCATACATTGCCTTAAGTATTCCTCTCTTGCTACACCTTGCGAAAAAGACTGCCAATCCTCTTCTGCTATTGAGTGAATGTGGAAATATATATCGCTAACTGATTTCCCCTCTTCTACATACGACTTAACAATCTTAAACACATGTGCAGCATGAGAAGTGATGAAGTATTTTGCTATTAGCATTCTAGTTCCAGTAATAGCTGCTACCTCATCTTGGAGCATATGACCGATAGCTATTTTCTCGTTGCGAGCATCAAGTTGCTTTATTTCTTCTAGTTTAGTTAAAATGTCCTGATCCATTATTTTACTCCTTAAAAATATCTGATTACTCGGTGTTGAAAGTCATAGAGTAGCTGTTCTGCTTCTTTTTTCTTTATTTCGGCAAGTGATTGCGCTTTCTCCTCCTTGGTAAATTCCTTCTCGTTATTTACCGCTTTGACCATGTAGTTAATGAAAGCCTGTCGTCCTCCCCAAATTCTGACCTTAGGGTTGCTAGCGACAATGTTCCTCATAATCGCAATTATTCGGTTATTGGAAAAATGCGGTTTATCGCTCCTCTCTCGTACGGCATCGATTAACTCGTCCGTAAAATCAAACTCGTTAAGCAGTCTGTTAGCATGGTAGACATGGCCATTTTTGGTATGGATATCGTTTTGTTGTTCCTTATCATGCAGTATTTCTTGCTTTGCAACCTCTAACAATTCACAATTAGGCTCAGGTTCAGTTTGTTTTATTTCCGTTGGCTTTCGCTGTTTTGCTAAGGTTAACTGCTCCCTATCCCGATCAGCTTTAGCTCTTGCAAGCCGTTCTTCGAATGAGTCTCCTGCTAATTCCTCCCGTTCCCTTCTAGCCTGCTCCTTTGCTATCATTCTGTCTACACGGCTCATGTTAGGGAACTCCGTATTAGCCTCTAGCTCGGTCTGATTAGAAAAAATAAAATTAGTATCCTGATTTTTTAGATTTTTCCCCTCTATACACAAACTACTATCTTTACTGGAACAAAGATCTAAAAGATCTGTTTCTATATTTGTTTCTATTATGTTTCTATGTTCCTGCATCCCTTGAATAGAACTAGGGTTGGCAGTATAGGTGGTAGTCAAATTTGACTTGGATACCAGACATTTCTGACTTGTATACAAGTCACTTTTGGCTTCTATGCAAGTCATTTTTGACTGCCGGTTTTTATAAAATTCTTGTGGATTTTTTAAAATTGCCAATGAATTTTCTGTGCGCTTTGCAGAATATATAAAATGATATTTTTTTCCCTTATAGTTATATGATGTATGAGGGGTAATTTTGTATATATCGGCTAATTGTGCTAAAAACCTGCTACGCTGTCTTGGACCCTGCTTACATTTCTTTGTTAGCAATTCTTTATTAAAAATAATTTCATCAGGATTTTTAGTAAAAAGAAATTCTAAAGTCGCTATAAACGTAATAGCTTCATGCGCTATTGTTTTAGAGGGATCACATGCTCTTTTTATATCAAGCCATTTGTCGTACCAACTGTTGTATATATCCTGCTCTGTAACATTTTTCTTCTTTTGGAAATCTACATAGGATACGTTAGCTGCTTTACTCACTTTCTTCCTCTTTCAAAATTAAATTTATTAGCGTGTCTAAATCATCCCAGAAAACTCCGTGAAGTAGTGCCTGATCTTCAACCTTAGTCATTCTTTTTAACCTTTTGGCTATCGTTTCTATCTTCTCGCTATCCTCTATTTGCATAATATTCCTCAACTCTTTTAATGATTTTTATAGCAGTAGCATTCCTTCCTTGTTTTCCAAATAATTAACCTTTATGAAAACGTTACGTCTTCAAAATCTGGATGAACTAAAGGAATTATAAAAAGATAAAAATATCGTCCGTGAATTTGATTTCCTTGTTCACGTGTACGCAAAATAAGACCCTTTTTGTCTAAAATTACTAAAATGTTTTTTATACTCTCCAGAGAATTGCTAGTTTATCATAAGAAATTTGCCCTTTTATTCCTTGAAGTTCCACATAGAGTATTATGTAATAATAACTATATTTTTCAGATATCTCTTTTTGGGATAATGTGGAGATAAAAGAACTTAATGATTTATTAAAATTTTCCCTAAATATAACATCCATTAATTGCCTCTATGAACATTTCATACTTAAAAAAACAGTCTAACATAATAGTTTTTACAATATAATGGCTAGAAATTACGCAGTAGGTTAATAATTTATTAACAAGTTACATCTCTTGATTTTTTTTTAGAATACTTAAGAAAAAAAAGGAAAATTACCTTGTTAATATTTATATTTTTAGGGTAGAGAAAACTTTGTGATGATTATCTGTTACTTAAAATATAAAAATAAGTGAAATTTTTAATATACCTGTTGTAATGCTCTTACTGTTGATGCTTAAATCAAAATTATTAACTAGCATTATTAATGTGTATGGAAGTAGTAGAGCAAAAAAGACTTACAAGACAACAAAAAGAAGCTGTAGGATTATTGTCTATAGGCACGTTCCTTGAGTATTTTGACTTGATGTTATATGTTCATATGGCGGTACTTCTTAATGAGTTATTTTTTCCAAAAACTGATCCTGATACAGCATCTATTCTTTCGGCATTTGCATTCTGCTCTACTTTTGTATTTAGACCTTTTGGAGCATTAATATTTGGTTGGTTAGGGGACAATATTAGTCGTAAAGCTACAGTTGTTGTAACCACATCACTTATGGCATTTTCCTGTATTTTAATGGCAAATCTGCCAACTTACAGCCAAATTGGTATAGCTGCTTCTTGGTTAATAACAATATGTCGTGTTCTACAAGGTATGTCATCTGTTGGTGAAATAGTAGGAGCAGAACTTTATTTAACTGAAATAACAACTCCGCCTATACAATATCCAATAGTATCTTTCATTGCAATTTTCTCAGTTGTTGGAACGGTAGCAGCTCTCGCTGTAGCATCTCTTTTTACATCTTTTGGTTTAAACTGGCGGATAGCTTTTTGGATAGGTGCAGCAATTGCTATGGTTGGAGCAGTTGCCAGAACCACCTTACGAGAAACGCCTGAATTTGCTGATGCTAAACGCCGTTTACAAAAAAAAATGGAGAAAGCTTATATAGATCATAAAACTCTAGAAGATGACCCGATTTTTAATGAAAAAGCCAACCAAAAAACAACTTTATATTTATTGTTAGTAAATTGTGCATGGCCAGCTTGTTTTTATTTTGCCTATGTACATTGCGGTAATATACTAAAAAATTCTTTTAGCTATAACGCAGAATCTGTTATTCACCATAACCTTATTATTTCAATAATACAGTTGGTAGGACTAATCACAATTTCTCTTCTAAGTCATAAAATATATCCATTAAAGATACTTAAAACAAAATTAGTAATATTTAGCATAGGAATCTTGATGTGTCCTTATTTGTTGGAAAGTACAGATTCTCCTGTTTATGTATTTATAATACAATCGTTCATTGTATTATTTGCAGTTGATACTGTACCCGCAGTTTCTATCTTCTTTAAACATTTTCCGGTTTTTAAACGCTTTACTTATAGTAGCCTTATATACGCCATATCACGTGCTATGATGTATATTATTACTTCATTTGGTATTATATATTTAACCAAATATCTAGGACATTATGGGTTATTAGTTGTTATAATTCCATTAAATATAGGATGTGCTTTGGGAATAAATCATTTTGAAAATTTGGAGAAGAAAGTTGGAAATCATCCTCAAAAACCATCTCTTGGTTTTGTACCTGAAGTTGTTTAACAGGTATGTTTTGATAACATAATTCAATAAGTTTATTTTCTATTTCTAATATTCCAGATACTTTTTCACCAAGGTATATACTAAGAGTTATAAACTTTTTTAGCGTTTCATCTGTTATTTTTTGTATTTTTTCAGTACTCATACTTCCTATAGTCTGTACGTTATGCAGCCTATCAAATAACTTTATTAGTAAAACCTCATTATCTTTTTTATAATAAGCATTATTAATAACTTCTTGCACACTCAATTTACTTTCATCAGGTCTATCACGGGTAAGCATGTCAACTATTTGAGCTACTCGCCAGCTAAAATTATCGATAATCATTCCAGCTGTCACTTCGGTATCCTCTATTATATCGTGTAAAATACTTGCTACTATTACATCGGTTTTTAACCTATGTTCAGATATCATATAAGCTACTTCTAGCGGATGGGTATAATATGCCTCACCACTCTTTCTTTTCTGATCGCCGTGATACTTCTTAGCCCAATAAATAGCTTTATTGATCAAATCAAAATCCAGTATATTTTTAGTATCTAATGATTCCAATTTTTCTATTAATCTGGTGGAATATTGGCAAGGTTCTAAATAATCCATAATTAAAAACTAATTAATGATAATCTACTATTATTATAAATAATTTATTGATCTTTATTAAAGATGCTTTTTAATTTATTATGTACAATATACTTTACATCAGTTTTGATTTTTTTGTCTTTCTGATGTATATTTGCCTCGCTCCTTTAAATTATTAATTTAAAGGAGACTTATATTAAGATTTTTTGCTTACTAATTACTAATAAAGATAAAATAAACCAATATGGCCATATTAAATACACATGCAGTAGTAAAGAAGTTCACACAACATGGCTTTACAGAAGAACATGCCGAGCTAATCGTAGATGCTATAAATGATCAAAGTGACCAATTAGCTACTAAAAATGATTTATCGCTTGCTGTTTCTGACATAAGAACCCAGTTTAGAACAGAACTACATGAACTAAGAACTGAATTTGCTGATCTCAAATCTGAAGTAAAATCCATCAATATCAATATAAAATGGATCATGGCTATTGGCTTACTAATTGTGGGTATTTTGTTAAAAAATACTTTTATACATTAACAGTTTTTTTAGTTGATTTTTTTGGATATTTTTTTATTGGGAAAAATTTAAAATCATGTTACAGTATAAATTCCTATGATTTAGTGTAGACAACTTTCAGGTAGGTAAGGCAGTTATTCTGTAATTGCCTTACTTTTTACTAATAAATTTTCAAGAGTAACTGATAATAGTTGAAAACCATCGGTGGTTCTATTCTCTAAGTCATATGCTTTTACCACCACTTCATTGATTATCTTAGGTTTCTTTACCTCTTCCCGATATACGTTAGCTTTTATGCGGAAGTTATCGTTACCCGTTTTTACGCTATCCCGCATCTCAAATCGCAGACATTTACCAAAATACGCCATAAATTGAGCCTTTGAACAAAACCTGTTATCGAGCCTTTTTGACATATCCAGGAGTATCTCATTCATGGCATTTAGGCTAAAATCCCGCCCTGAAAGGCTTTGTAACTTATCGCCATCCTCCTTGGTTAACGGGTAATGGTGCTTTAGGTCTTGAGGCTTTTTGTACTGGTTAAAATGATAAATTCTTGCCTTAAGTTCGGCATTAGTCGGCTTTTTCCGCTCATTAGGAAGTCGTTTTTTAATCCTTGTAGTTTTTTTAGGGCAAATAGAACTTTCAGAATTTTGTAAAAAATTAGATTCTAGATCTATATTTTCAATATTCTTATTTTCTTTATATATATAGAGAAGGTCGTTTTGTTGCGACATAAATGTCCCGACAGAATTTTCTACACAAGTAATATTTTCAAGGTTTTGTTCCTTATAACTAAACTCGTAACTATAACGATATTTTTTGTCATTATGAGTAATAGAATTATGATAAGTAATATCTAATATATGTGCTAATTCTTCGATAATTCTTACATTCTGTCTTCTTTCAACAATCGTAAATGTAGAAATATATTTATGATTTAGGAGTACTCTTTCACTTTTTTGGAGCTTAGCTACGATAATGCTAAGTAATTTATTGGCTTTATCACTAAGAAAAAAAGATTTTTGACGGATGGGATTGATCTTTTTATTAGCTCTTTTGATTTTATCCCAGTTAATATAACTCTTACGATAACGGGCTTTCTCTTCCTTAAATGAGTAGAGTTTGCCTAGCTGGTCTTGGTACGATTCCGTAAAGGTTAATTTTTGCTCTTGTTGTTTTACCATATTCCTTAAAAATTATTATTAACTTGTAATTTTTAAAGAAAAACACTTGACTATTAGGCAATAATCTCCTATTCTCGCTAATGTTCAGATAGCGAGTTTTTGTGAGTATTTTTCTTTAAAAAACTCTCTTCGTTACAAGAATTGTTCAGATTCTCATTTTAAATTTCTGGTTATTTCATATAAATTCTCCGAGCTATTGAAAATATAGTTATGTAGGCTATATAGTTTTATATTATTAGTCAATAAATATATAAAAATGTTATTACAATAATAAACACTATAAAAAAGGTATAGAGCTATGGAGGAGGATAAAAAAATGTTAAAAGAAGCTTTTAAAGCATTAGGGAGATATAGCAAGAATCAATGTAGAGTGTTCGATGCTCTAGTTGATATCACTGTGGATAATGTTACTTATTTTTCAATTAATAATATGAGTAAACAGATTAACGTTACACGTCCTACTATTTATAATACATTAAAAGTTCTTCAAAAAGATGGTATTTTATTTGAGCAAGGTAAGATCGGTACGTATAAGTTTAATCAAGAAACCTTGGAATTAATAATAAATTTCTACAAAAAACAACAAGAATCAGCTTCTTTGTAAGAAAATGTAAAAAAAATATTTTATAATACTTGACAATATTGTTTTCCTCCTCTATACTCACCTCATAAGGCATAAAAAAACGTCCTAAGATGCAAACTTAAGACGTTTTGGAATCCTTATATAAAGCTGTAAGAATTTTAAGTTTAGAAGACAGTTAAATTCTTACTTTTATCAATAAATAACCCATGAGGATATATGCAAAATATCTTAACGCTACCATTATGTCAAGGTAGTTATTCAGAATCAAAAAATCACGAGAAAATCAATAATTCGGTAAAGCATGGTACAATAGAGTTAATAAGCCATGATAATTACGAATCTACCATGCCGAGTTTAGAAGAAATCAGTGTTGCTAAGGCAAAAGAAGCTTTAATAAAGAATTTACTTATGCCAAGGGAGGCAATGCAGGTATTTTCAAACCTTGAAGCGGCCAGAGAAGCTAACGAAATCTTCAAGCAACGGTCTGCCCAAGCATTACCTGCTAATATAGCAGAAACACCCAAATTTCATGAAGCTAAAACTGAAAGCTTAGAATTATCTGATTCTGCTAAAGAAACATTTGCTAGAATTGGCGAGCGAGCAAGAGAAGCATTTATAGAGGAGCAGATAGAGAGAGCAAATCTCTATAACATCCCTTATAAAATCTACGGCGATAACTATTACGGGTTAATGGTTGATATTGATAAATACGAGTATTTTCTTGAGAAAGCAAACGATTACTGTGTTGACTGGGATACTAGCGAATACGACCCGGTAGCTCTAGAGCAGGCAATAGAGGAGGCAGAGTATAATGCTTACACGGCTGATCAGGAATTACGCTCTTACTTTTCGCTAACTAGAGGAGTGGAGGTATAAAATGCTTACTGTAAAAGATCGTTTTATTCCACGAGAGGAAATCTCTAATCTTCTCTGGGGCATGGTCGGTGATATTTCCACTCATAGTTTATCAATGTGGATTAAATCAAAGACTGATGATGAGTTTGTGGTAGTACCGAGAGAATTTTGTATCTTGGTAGTTTCATTTTTGGAACGACAGGCAGTAGCAAAAGATCATTTACTGTTTGATCCACAGAAGGTACTAGGTCAGCTTGAAGAAATAAAGCGTTATTTATAATAATAAAGAAATAAAGTTATTAATATGAAAAACAAGCAAGAATGGTTGAGGGAACGTAAGAATTATCTTGGTGGCAGTGATCTAGGTGCTATAGCAGGGCTTAACCCTTATAGGACTGCTCTTGACGTATATTTAGATAAAACCAGCGATGACATTAGGTGCGAGACTAGCCATGCAATGAGGTGGGGTACTCTTTTAGAAGATACTATAGCTAAGGAGTATGCAGAAGTTACTGGCCAGACGATAGAAATAGAACCAAACACAATCTATCACCATTCAATGAAGTTTTTAGGAGCTAATATTGATAGGTGGGTTGGCGATAAAGAATATGTTTTGGAATGTAAGACAGCTGGTTTTACTCGGGGCAAAGAATGGGGAGAAGAGGGAACAGATCAGATTCCTGAGAGTTATCTTGTACAAGTAGCTTATTATGCTGCTATCTGCGCTGTACCAAAGGTTGATATAGCTGTTCTTATTGGAGGACAGGATTTTAGAATTTATACTTATGAGAGAAGCAAGGAGCTAGAAGACAAGCTAATTAAGATAGCCTGTAATTTCTGGGATAACCATATAGAAAAAAGGATACCGCCTAAATGTGTGAGTACTAGGGATACATTTAACTTATTCCCGCAAAGTAATTATCACGAAATAGTAGCAGAAAGTAATATCATAGAAAAACTCCAAGAGCTTAAAGGAGCAAAAGAAGAAGAAAGTAGGATACAAAATACTATTGAAAAATTAAAGACCGATATACAGGAATTTATGCGAGATTATGATGTGCTAATTGATAATAACGGTAACGTGATAGCTACATGGAAGAATAGCACTCCAAGGTCATTTTTTGACTTAAAAAGGTTTAAAGATGAGGCAAAAGACCTGTATTTGAAGTATAGTAGTTATACTATTAACCCACCAATTAAATACCCGACATAA